CACATTAACTGCTGCAAGTACAATGATTTATTTTTCTAATGGTTACGATTTAGAAAAGAGACAACAATCAGAAGCGCGTATAGATCGTATCAGTCAAACTAAACATATGACTTATATTGATATTATTTCTGAAGATACAGTTGATGACAGAATAGTTTTAGCTTTGCGTAAAAAGCAAAACATTGCTAGTCAAATTATGGGTGAAGAAATTAAATCTTGGATTTAATTCATCATATCAGTTAGTAAAGTTATAAGAACAGCTCCCATACCTCCTACTATCCAATACTCCAATCTTTTTATTCTATCTTGCATCTCTTTTATTTGTTCGAATGTTTGCTTTTGCATTATTCTACAAAGTTTTTCATGAGATTCTATTTTTTGTAATGCTGATTTTTTAGGCATTGTTTATCCCTCTCGATCTTAATCTTATTTGTTTTTCTTCTGGTGATAAATATACTTCTTCCATTCTTGTTAAACCTGAGACCATTGTTGGATTTTGTTGTACCGGTGTTTTAAACATTCCAGGATTAGGCATAGGTGTCTCTGGTAACATAGATGATTGTTGATTTTGTATACTTTTCTGCGGTAAATAATTTTCAATTTTTAATTTAAAAGGTTCATTTAAATTTTGATTATATAAATCATCAATAATTCTATTTATAATTGGCTCTGCTTCAATATATGGATTTGGAACTTTAGTATCTTCAGCAATTTTTTCAAATCTTCTAATAATATTATCACCAGGTTCAAAAGGTTTAAATTCTCCATCTAATAATCTAGCCAATGTTCTTGTAGATATACCTCTTTCCTCAAATACATTATAAAGTTCATCTTCACTTAAACCTAAAGTTTGAGCAGCATTTAATACTTGTTTAAACTCTCTTTGTGTTTCAAATAATTGTTTATTAGCTATAAAAAATCTTTCTATAACATCTTGTGGAGATTTTCTTTGACCACTTAAAACACCGAACTTACCTCCAGTAAAGTTTCTTCTGTCCGCAGACTGGTCTGTTTGAAATTTATATAGATAATAACCCAAACTTTTTTCTGGATCAATTTTAATTGGTCTCATACCAAATATACCTGCAACTTCTGGAACTATTTCATAAATATCACCACTTGGTCCAGGTTCTCCAGTAATGGCCTTTATAGTTCTTTCGAAAGGTTGAGTCGTAGGCATCAATGTATTTGCAAGGTGCATAGTTATGATTTGATACTTTTCATTATCAGGTGTTCTTTCGTTGTACAATACTTTACCATCTCTAGTTCTACCTCCTCTGGATAGTATATCCATAAACGCTTCTGTAAAAATAGATTCTGAAACAAAAGGTTCAGCTTGTTGACCTAGTGATCTAATTAAACCTTCAGTAAAACCTTTTATTAAAATATCTTCGTCCTCTATACCTCTTTGAATACTATTTAAAACTGTTTGAAATGGACGAGTAAGAGTATCATAAACATTATTTCTACTCCAGTCTATGTAGTAAAACTCATCATCAATCGGATCTTTTATACTTATTTTTTGAGAGTCGACAGCCCATGTAGCAACCAAATAATTTACTGCATCTGCTTCTTCATCAGAAACTCCAAAAATAGCTTTAGAGCCTTCTACGATTGCAAGAGGTAAAGCCGCTGTTGCAAAAGTCATTCCAGTCAATCTTTTCATTCCTATTCCTCTTGTAACAGGATTTTTTAATTCTTTTAATCCTTGTCTGAATACACCATATCCAGTTCTCCATATTTCTGATGGCCAAGACATAAAGTTTCCAAAAGGTGACATCCTCGCTGCTCGTACAACTTGCCCGACTCTGGCATAGTTTGGTACAGTATTTTTTACGATATCAGCAGCTTGTAGTTTTAATTCATTAATCATGTTAGTTCCTACTTTCATTCCAGACTTTTCGTAGGCTTGAATTAATCTTTCTAATTCTACTTCATAATTATATATTTTCCAAAAATCATCTTCGGCGACGTATAAATCCTGCATGAATCTACCAACACCTTTGACTCCCTTACTAATATTTTTACTTAAACTATTTAACATCGGAAATAAAACACTGTCAGTTGCAATATTACCTTCTCCAAATCTTACATCTTTCATAAGATTTTTTAAGTCACCCATTCTAACGTTTGTGTTTACAATACCTAAATCTAAATACTCTCTGTATTTAGCCATAGCTTCAGGTTGTCTTACTCCTACTTGTACTACCTTTCTCGCATTATTCATTGCTTTTGCAATTAATCTAGGATCAGTAAGTATAGTTCCATTGCCTACAGAAAAAACTCCAGAATTTAAGTAGTTTCTTATGTGTGTTGGAACTGATAAAATTGTTTTTGCGAACTGAGCACCAGCTTTTGGTGTAAGTAATAAATTTCTCCATAACCAAGAAAATGTTTTACCTAAAGGTCCTCCCGTTTCTCCTCTCATAAATTCTTGAAGTTTAGAAACTGAATCAAAACCGTCTGCTATTTCTCTAGTTGTATAAATATTTTCATCTGGAAAATATTTTTGTAACTTTTCAGGCATTTTAACTATTGTTGAGTTAGGACCAAAAGCTTCTTTAGCTGCAATTGGTGTAGCATGAAAAAAACCTCTTTGTCCATAAGGTGTTGCAGCATTTACTCCTGCTTTTATAGCTTTATCTGCATTCAACATTTCTTCAAACATTTGTCCTCTACGTGTTATTATAGATAAACGGGACATTGTTTCGTATATAGAATGTCTTGCATCCTCTATTTCACCAAAAAGTTCTCTAAATGCTTTGCTTCCTTTACCTATAACTTCAAAACTTTTCTTACCATCAGGTAAATTTCTTTCTAAAGTTTGACTAAATGTTTTTAAATTATAAGCATCTTGCGCACCTTTTGTTAAATTAGGGTATGAAAAGGTAGGGAGTGTATCTTTTTTAGGGTCCATTTTAGAAACAGATCTGATAATATCATTTACATAACCTTCAGCCATTTCAGGAGTGATTGGTTGTCCACTTCTTGCAGCGTATCTCATAAAAATTTGTTTTACTTTTTCTACTGAATCTCTTGTTGGCTTATAAGACTGTAGAAAACCTGCATTAGGATTATCGAAAATTTCAAAAGTATTTGAGATAGAACTTCTAACTCTGTTACCTAATAATTTAGATAACTCTCCAGTTAGATTAGGTGGTATATCTACTATACCCGGTGTTCCAGAAGCTTGTTCTATTAAATTTACAAAATAATCTCTACTTCTTTCAAGACCAGTCATAACTGTTTTAATACCTTCAGGTTTAGCTCCAGCTTTACTCATTATATCAACTATTTTCATTCTTAAATTTTCATCTAATCCTTTTGTTAAAGGACCTGAAAACAATGCGTCATCAAGAACTTTTAAAAACTCTTTTCTTTCTTTTTTATTTGCTTGAAAGAAAAACTTTTTTGTTTCTGGAAATATTGTGTCTACTTCTTTGTCTATTCTTTTTACTTGTTCCATAGCAAAATTTAAATCTGCCATTTTTCTTGTAGACTCTGTTTCTCTTGCAAGAGCTTGTTCTACTGGTTTAGAACCTCTAAATCTAAATACTGATGCAAACTTATCTACAGCTCTTTCAATTGCTGAATTACTATAAGCTAAATGTTTTCCTTGTTTAGCCAGTGCTCCAATTGTTTTTCCCGCACCATATACAAAAGGTGTTATTGCTATAGATTCAGTCCCAAACTTTAATCTGTTCAATAATTTTCGACTTGCATCTTCCGAACCTTCTGTTTCAAATCTATCTAGTTTTGTGGGACCTGCTTCGAATAAATCACCAAAGGTTCCTATTCTTTCAACATCAGATACAAGAGTTTCACCGGCTGCTCCACCAATTACGATGGCTCCAAATTTTTGTTTACCAGATAATTGATTTAATTTTTTAGCTTGGTTTAGACCTGACTTAACACTAGGAGAAGCTGCATTTAAAAGATTACCTGATTTTTTTGCATTTAGAGCTTTTGTAGCTATTTTAGTTGCAGCTTTAGCACCAACTGTTCCGGGTACACCTAATTGAACTAAAGCTTCAGTCAATCTTCCAATAGCTCTTTCTTCTGCCGCTGCTTCAAATGGATTTAATTTTTCAAAAAACATTTCTATATCAGCTGCTGTGTTCGTATCAAAACCTAGATCAATTAATTCTGCTCCTAGTGATACAATACCTTCAGGAACTTTTAACATACCAGACGCGATGCCGGCCATGCTAGATTCTATATTACTTAGTTTTTGATTGTTCTCAGCTTCAGGTTTTAATTCATCACCTGGTAAAAAAAATCTTCCAAATGAAAGTCCTGCTAAAATAGTATCTCTTCTTAGATTGGATCTTTCGTTATCTTCTTTTTTTTCGTTTTCGTCGATTTTATTTAGCTTTAGATAATCACTGTAAGAGACCATTTAACCTCCTACTCTGCGGGTGGTATTAGACCATCTGTCATAATTTCTTGAAAATTAATATCATAATATCTCGTGTCATCACCTACTTTCATGACATACGCAGCTCCAGGAATATTTTTTCCGCCCAATTGAGCACCATCTTCTGCTATATACAATACATAATTGTCTAAACCTGATTGAGGATCATACACGTCTACAGTAGCTATATCCATACCTGCTTGTAAAGCTCTGTCATAGTGAAACTGTTTTATTCTTTGCATTTGATTATTGGCTATAGCAGCTTCCATCTGTCTTTTATCACCAGATATATTTGCCATTGCAAAAGATTCATTGACTTCATCTGTTATTTCTTTTCCAGTTTTGTAAAAGTAAAAACTTCTTTTAAAATCTTCAGAAAGAGTTCCATCTTCATTATAAGGAGACATACCTCTATCTTCCAAATCTTGTTTTACGTATTCAAAATCTATTTGATTAGCTGTTCTATTATCATCTGCTCCACCGAATTGTTCTTCTATTTCTAATTTTTTTCTGTAAGTTTCTAATTCATCACTCATTTTATTTTGTCTAAGTCTTTCATCGTCTTCCATTTTTCTTGCTCTATCAAACTCACCTATAGCTCTTTCTAAAGCTAAAGATTGTAAACCTTGATCATACTTTCTTCTCTCATCTGTTTCTGCATATAATTGTTCTAATGGGTCACCACTAGCAGCATTTATAATTCTTTGTAGCGCAGTAGTTCCACCCTGTGGTTTTTGTCCTAACTGATTACCTGCTCTAGATAAATATCTGAAAACTCTATCATCTTTTTGTTGTGGAAGAGCTTCTTTTAAAAATTCGTATTGTCTTAAAACATCTTCTGAAGTTGGTCCACCAACCTCATAATTTGATCTTTGAGTAAGACCACCTTTTCTAAACATAGGTCTCTTTAAAATATTTTGCATATTATCTTACACTCCCAAATATTCCGCCTAAAGTTGTTCCAGCTTTTATAGCTGTTTCAAGTGGACTCATTTGAGCAGAAGACATACCTGTTCCAAACGGCGTAGATGGTGCAGCCATACCAGAAGAAGCTAATGAACCTAAACCAGATCCTAAGAAAGCGGCTCTTTCGTATGGTTCATATTCTGCTAATCTTGCTGCTTGTCTATTTGCATCTTCTACTGCTTGTCTGTATGCTAAATCTCCAGACCCTGCTGCATATTAACCTGCTGTAGTTTGACCAGCTAGTGCAGGTTGTAAAGTTGCAAGTTGTGATTGTTGTCCAAATGCTTGACCTGCCGCTGCTTGCGCTTGACCAAAACCTTGACCAAGTAACTGCGCTTGTAATGCAGCTCTGTTTCTATTTGAATCTGTTTGAAAGTTTGCTCTTTCAACACCTTCTCTACCACCACCAAAAGCTCCTGCAGCTACTGCTCTGTCAGCAATACCCTGCATTCCTCTTTGAGATTGTAAATCATATTCATCCAATGTTACGTCAATAACATCTTGCTGATATGGGGACATAAATTGTTTGTAAGCATCAGGTCCTGAAAATTGCTCTGCTCTTTCTAAGTAAGGTTCAAAGCCCATGACACCAGTACCAGCGCCCACACTTGTAATTCCACCAGTTTTTGGATCAAATGTAAGTGCACCTAGTCCAGCTTGTCTAGCTAGTTCTTGTTGAGCTGCCATAGACAATTGAGATTGTCTTTGAACTTCTGGCGCAAATTTAGATGTGTCTGTTGGTTGATTAGTTAATTGATTAATTCCACCAAGATATGCTTTTTGTGCTGCCTCTAATGCTGCTGAGTTTGCTATTGCCATTATACTTGTGCCTCCAAATCCTTCATCATTTTATACATTTTTTGAGCGCCTTTGTCTACGCTCCCGCCACCCGCTGCTCGCACCGCGTCAGCAGTAAACACAAACTCGTTGTTTGATAACATCGCAGGGATATCATCAGCTTTTTCTTTGACACCAACTGGCGGTATAAAACCACCTTCTTCTCTCATATCTAATTCCATAATACCTTTAGGATTTACATTTAAATCTAATCCTTCTACTGCAGCTGCTTGCATTGCATTTTCTTGAGCAGTGTCACCTCCTCTTGCATAATCTGATCTACTTAAAACATCAATAATATCTCTAAGAGTTAAAATTCCCATGTATTTATCTGATCCATATTTTTCAGGAGATTCATAATCATAACCTTCTTTATCTAATAATTTTTGTTCATACAAATCAAAGATGTCACTACCACTACTATACTCCATTCTTCCGCCATATCGAGCTTCTTCTCTTTCTTTATCAAAATTGTAATCTTTAAAAGCTTTCATTAAAGCATTTCTTAGTCCTCCTCCCGACAGCATAGTAGGTTTTCTTTTTGAAACTACTCTCATAATGTCTTCTATGTTACCTCGTGGAGAATCTTTTTCCATCATCTCTGAGCTTAAATATGTAGTAATTGGTTTTGCTTTTTTAAATCTTGAAAGTATGCCTCCCCCTTTATTATTAGCAAAAGGTCCTTTTTTTCTAAATATAGCCATGATTTCATCAGGAGTTACATCTCTAGCACCAGGAGATCCTGGCTCTGGATTAACTGTTCTAACAACTTTACTACTACCTAAAAAATAATTCTCTCTTGGAACACTCATTATTCCACCTGATGCTACTTTATCTCTATACTCTGGAGTATTATCTATTACAAATTTATCTATTTCTGCTTTTGAAAATGGATCATTAGGGACATCTCTTCTAAAATTTTTTGGTCCGTATAATCTTAAATAATTTTCTACATCTGCTTTTCTATTAGCTAGATATTTTTCATTTTCAGTTGGTTCTTTTTCACCTGGAAAAAATTTTTCTTTTATATATGTACCCAACATTGTTGCGGGTATCATTTTTTTCTTATCAGTAATAAAATCATAGATATCACTAAATTGAAATTCTCCGTCTGGCCCTAAGAAATATTCTCTAAATCCACCAACACCTTTTTCTTGGTCTCCTCCTTCAGACTTTTTACCTGAACCCGAACCTGAAATTATATCCTTTGCCTTTTTAACGGTATCAACTATTTTATTTGGTGAAGTTTTTTCACCTGTTAGAGCTACTTCGTCGAATATATTAATATCTCCGATAGTTTTTCCTCCAGTAGGAATTTTACTTAAACCATAGTTTGCAGCTTTACCAAAACCATAAGTAGCTGCTGCTTGTTTTGCAGCGTCGCTAAGACTTCCTCTTTGATCAAACCTTCCAATACCACGCATTGTAGCTGCAATACCTGGTTGAAAAGGTGCAACGAATGGAGCGGCTTTGACTGCTAGGTCTGCTAATTCATTAGGAATTAAATTCCTAATGGTTTTCTTCATCTTCTCACCACTTTTGAATTCGTTAGGAATTATATCGTCTACAAACTTATCTTTTATATCGCTTAGCCAACCCATATTTTTATACCTTTAGTAAAAAACATTACACGTTTTTCAATAACCAACCTTGAGTAGCGTCTGCATATACTAATGTATTAGCTGCTCTGTTTGTGTTGATTATTAAATCAGAACCGGACCCTTGAATGTTTTCTCCGTTTCTGCCTATTGTAATATTGTTTGTGGCTGCAGTTCCTGCATAGTCAACAAATGCGACTTCATCACCTTGAGTTGGAGTTGCAGGTAAAGTTAAAGTTACCGCTCCACCAGATGTGTTTACAAAAAATCCTTGTGATGCAGTCGCTGTAGTATTTGTAGTTATGACAGGTTGCCATGACATACCACCACCTGCAAGCTAAGCAAAATTAACATTTCCATTACCGTCGGTTGTTAAAACTTGACCAGCTGATCCGTCAGCATTTGGAAAAGTTAATCCGTCAAGGATAATGTTTCCTGATCCATTTGGTGTAATTTTAATATTAGCATTTGAAAGCATACTCTTTATTCCAAAATCCTGACCGTCTCTTTCAAATTCACCATATCTAGTTCCAAAGTGAAATAAAGCAACACTATTTAAACTGTTTCCGTCTAAATGAACTTGAGCGGCAGAGTCAAGGACTATATTTTGACCACTGGAACTAGTGATACTATTTCCGTTTACGTCTAAGTTTCCACCAAGTTGCGGTGATGTATCATCTACAACTGCTGCAATTCCTCCTGCAGGCGCAGCTTGAAATGAAGGTGCAGAACCCGCACCATTTGAAGTTAAAATTTGTCCAGCTGTTCCATCTGGAATTGCTCCAAATGTACCATTGTCGTTGAATTGTACTTGACCATTTGATCCGTCAGGATTACCTGCTGAATCATTAACCCAACTTAAAGTACCATTACCATC